ATCATTAAAAACTCCCATTAATTTTTTTACTTTTTCATCATCAAGAGACAGAATCTCTTTCAGATATACACTTAGTTCATCTTCCATTGACATCTCGTTAGTCAAGGTTAATGTTGCATCTGTCTGTCGTTTAACGACTTTTTTGTCAAGTAGATCGGAGTTCTTGACTTGTGCTAAGTCTTGTACATCTCCTTCTATTTCATAGATAGTATGATCGAAGTCTGTTTGTACCATCTCATTCGGATCGGTAACAGTCTTTCTAATTAACTGTGGTAAGTCAAATTCATGCCATGTCCAATCCCAACTGTTATCTATAATTAGATACCCCGTTTGGACTTTGTTTCTATGGAAAGATGTGGTCATTGGTGAGCCTGGATATACAATATTTCGTTGAGTATTCTCGTGAGCATGTAAGTCTCCTGCGTACACTGTTGTGAACTTATCAAATCTTTCTAAATCTACTTCTGGTATAACATGCGGTGGTATTTCGCCACGCACGTGGGTGAATAGATACTTTGCATCTATATTTTCTATACTATTCTTTCTGTGTAAGTCTGCATAAGGCAGTATACACCAGTCATCTTCATAGTATGTTTCCGTAATCACACTTACTAGTGGGTTAAGGTCGTTTGTTACTCTTATTAGATTATCAAAGAAAGTATTATTTTTTCTAGTGGCTTCATGGTTGCCATCATATATAATTGTTCTTACATTTGCTTTTTTAACAAAGTCAAAATATAAGGTCAATTCATCCATAGAAGGGACTCGATCAAACAAGTCCCCGCCTATGATATGAAGTTTAACTCCATGATTTTCTACTGCTTCCTGTACTTGTTCAAAGAACATCTGATATCTTGTACATGCCCAAGAGCGTGGTACATTCTTCTGTCCTAGCTTAATGTGCCAGTCTGCTGTATATAAAATCATGAAACGTCAAACTCACTTGATACATCCTCAGGAGTTTCACCACCTTGGTCGTTAACTCTTCTGAGTAATTCTAACTGTGCATCTGCAGTTGGTCTAGTAAGAACGTCATCCATTGACTTAAGATTAGCCACTAGATCCTTCTCCCAGTCCTCTAGTTCTCTAGCTTTACACTTTAGAACTGCTAACTGATACTCGACATTAAATACTTGTGGGCCAGTCTTCTTTCTTTTGAAATGAATGTCGTAGCCTGTAACTGGGTCGGTTGGATCTCCCAACTCTTCCATAGCTACTAGTACTTGGTCGAATAGTTTTCTTTTTAAGTTTAAAACTTTAACACTTTTATCAGCGTAGTCAATGCACTGAATGGCATAAGACCATCCACATTTTAAGTCTGGGTAAAAGTCGCGAACATGGTCATGTTCTTGATTGTTAAAGGTTTCTGAGTTTCTATCAAAAGATAGGCACTCCATAGGAATGTTCTTTCCATTTTCCCCTTTAATCCAATAGACGTACCTAGGTAATAAGTCACCCACCAATCTTACATGATGGTCTTCTTTACCTGCGTAGTTATAAGTTTCGATTTTTTCTTTTTGGGCTGAGCCCTTTGTTGTATTAAAGCCAATAGCCATAATTTATCTCCATGTCTCCTCGAATAAAAAGTGTACCCTTCCATCTTTCAACTCAAGCAGTCTGTTTTTAGTTATAATTTCTTCCGATATCGGTGACATCAGAAAGTCTAGTGTGGTGTCTTTTGTATTCACATAGTCGTGATAGTTACGGAACGATGCGACACCTGCATACTCCGCCACTTCTTTATCACTCAATGCGCGTCCGTGTTCTAACAAATCCTTTGGGTTTAGGATATAGCTAGTACCACCGAACTGATACTTGTAAAACTTAAAAGTTTTATCATAGTAATTTTTTGGTTTAATCTTGTAAGTAATTATACGAAGAATCTGGATTATTTCACCAATGTCTCCTTTGCTTACTTTCATTATCTCATTCCAATTAAATAGTAACATATTATACCAACTTTTTAAACTCGTGTCAAGAACTATTTTTCTCAGCTTCATTCCCACCAGCTGTACTTAGATTATCATTACCTAGTTGGGGGTCACTGCCTAGCTGTTGCTTAGTGATTTTACCAACGTCTTCAGGAGCGAGAGTAGCATGTACTCCAGCCTGTGCCATATCAGCTAGTTTACCTTGAAAGATGTGCGTACCACAATGCATTAATTCTATCATTGGTAATGCATAGATGTCTATTCCCATATCTCGTACTACTTCTGAGAACATATAATCTTCACTAAGATATCTGTTTTGATGATTGATTATACAATCAAAGTATGCCATAATCTGTTCACCTGGTTGAAACTCTCCTTCTCTCAAGTGATCTGGAGTGTACAATCTTTCAGGATGATGCTTGTCATATTCTTCAAAGACAGACCTATGTATAAACATAAATCCTGTTGCACCTTCTTTAATTTTTACTGGTTCGTAGATAGGAGCTTCTCCATTAGGGTACTCTTCCACTAAAGGATTAAATACCATATCTCCAGCTACTTTTTCTAGCCCCATTGGGTCATTATCATAAGCACCTGATTTAGCTGCATGTAATACTTTCTCCCAAGCTATTGTCTTTTTAGGGTACAACGCACAGAATACTTTTAACTTTTCTGGGTTTTCTGTTAGTAAATGCCACATGTATATTAAGTCCATTGCATTCCATGCTATATCACTATCTATGAATAATAAATAGTCTGCATCACTTTTCAAGAAGTTAGCCACACAATAGTTTCTAGCTCTTGTTATAAGGGACTCATTGAACATGTAATAAATTTGTAACTGTAATCCATGTTGCATACATACAGATGTAGTGTCCATCAAAGATTTTGTGTACAAACCATGACACATACCGCCATACATAGGTGTAGCTAAAAATACTTTATTCTTTTGCATTTTCGGTACATTTAGCTGTATTGTTTTCTTACTCATAGTATATTTACCTCGTAATCTTGTTTCATATAGTAGCCCAATCTTGCATTTGCTTGACGAGCTGCCGTTTTTCCTTTGAGATGAATGTCTACAACTACAGGTTGTTGTTTACCTTCTTTATCTCTTATTACTCTACCTATTAGCTGTGTTAGTAAAGGTTCATTATTTATTGGTGTACCCAGCACTAAACAACTTAGATCGTTTAATGATATACCTTCAGAAAAGATTGATTGAGTACCAAAGAGTATGTTCTTATCCTCTTTGATTTGATTCATTACATCTTCTCTTTCAGTAAACTCCATATCTCCTGTTATGGAAACTGCTTTATCGCCGCACAATCCTGCACAACTTTTTAAGAAAGCTACTCTATCAGACACTACTAATACTTTATGCCCTTCTGCAGCATACTTTGCAGCAATCATACTTACACTATGTACATATTCTTCATTATATGCAAGATGATTTATTCGTTCTGCCCAAGGTGTAAACGCTCCATCTAGGAAACGTATATCGGACTTAATTACATGAATCTTAGGAATCATATAGTTTTCTTTTGGTGGTATATGTACATCATTACCGAAGTAATCTCTGAATACCACATGTCGTCCGTCCTTTCTTTCTAGTGTTCCTGATAAGCCTATCTTATTCAAAGCTGGCATTTCATCTACTATTCTAGTAAAAGTTGGACTACTGACGTGATGCATTTCATCTAAAATCACAGTTCCGAATTCCTGTTTGATGTCGTCCATCTTGCGGTATAAACTCTGAATATTCCCAATAACTATTGGAGACTTAGTATCAAAGCTACCTGATCCGATTCTGCCTGCCTTGATTCCAAAGCAGTTTTCTACGTCTTTTTCCCACTGATTTCGTAGGGTGGTTGTATGAGTAACAACCAATGTTTTCTGACCTAGCTTCTTCGCTATAGCTAAAGCCGTTATTGTCTTTCCCCAACTTACCCAAGCGTTAACTATACCATTGCCTTGGATTGCGTCATGTACCCTTTGCTGGCTTGGTCGTAAAGTAAACTTGAAGTCAGGAAGTTCTACAGGCGAGGTTACGCGCTTGTCGATTATTTCGTAATCATCTGGTATTAAATCCGTTCTTCCCACAGGTATAGAAATTAAACCTTCTTTTATCCATCGTACTGTTTTAAATACGATAGGTGGATCTTGTGGCATCCTAGGGGCTATCGTGTAAGTTAGCTCCTTTTCGATGTCCGAACTTGTTTTTGTATCTACTGAGAGGTAGATTCTGTTTGATAATACTGCCTTCATAGATTCGAGATAAACTCCAAATCTTGTAGCTTCCATAGTCTAGTCAGCTCTTGATGATTATTGTCCCAGGGCGATGACCACCCTGTTTTGTTTCTTCTATCACGAACATGCTTTGGCAAATAATCTGCCATAACTTCTCTTAATAAATATTTATATGTTCCAATCTGATGGTCGGGGTGTGTTTTGAACTTTACTCCACTTTCTATACTTAGCATGTATCGTACAAAACTTTGGGAAAGAAACACTGGTCTGCTTTCCATTCCCCACATACCACAGGTTTGATCAGTTGTGAGTATATTCTGTTCTGATGTACTCACTAAGTCATACCAAAGAGCATTGTTTTTATAGTCTGTTTTACTAAATATCTGCCTTGGAATCCACTTTTGTTTTGAGGCATAGTGATCTATTGTTTCTTTATTGTACTCATCATTATAATATCTATCATGATGTTGATAGCCTGTAAATAATTCATCCGCACTATCTCCAGTTAGAACTACTTTACACCCGTCACGGCTTGCTGCTTTGCATAAAGAGTACCTAGGTGCTGTTCTATTTCTATCCACCCAAGGAAAGTGAGTATGTGCTAACCACATTCTATGATAATGATGTACGGAACTATAGTCTAGTTTTACAACTTTATATGGCACTCCCCACTCTTGACAAGTTTTGATTGCCATCTTTGCTTCTTTACGAAATCCATCATGGTCATGCACAAGCCCACCTTCTTTTCCATAATCACAAATGTAAGCGGTTAAATCTATATTTGTATCTTTTAGTATGCCTAAGGCACAAGTGCTGTCTAAACCTCCGCTAAGAAATATAGCAGTTTTCTGTTTAGTATTCGCTACTTTCTTTATGCTAGTTATTAAGTTTGTTTTGAATTGGTTTATATTTATATTTGAGTTACCAATTGTAAAGTTGCCCCATAAGTTTCTTCTTTCAATATTAAGAGTTTCTAAGTTTAATTCCCATATTTGTCCAGGAGCTACTTTAATTATATTAGTATACGGACTAGCGTTGCCTAACCATAGGGGATTATTCATATACATATGATGAGTCTTAGTATTATTCTGTTTAAAATGTATACTTCTTAGACTTGTACTAACTGTTAAATCTTTACCCTTTTTGTATATCCACAAAGGTTTTGCACCAAAATGATCTCTTGCTATAATTAATTTGTTTTTCTTTTTATTATAATACACAAAAGAACCGTGCCAATCTGTATTCGCTATAAATCTATATCCAAATAAGTCTAATCCATTTCCTAAAAAGGCAGTATCATTATCAATATTAGAATCATACATCTCTCCATTAAAAACTAAGATGTTGCCCTTCTTAGTTTTGAATGGTTGTATTTGATGTGTTCCATTTACGTCTAACAATACATGACCAAAAGCTAACTTTTCGTCTTGCCAGTAGGAATGGTCAGTTGGACCTCTATGCTTTTGTCGCATAGTCATATGTTCTATATCATTTTTTCGTGTTGTTACTACGAATCCGCACATTTTCTTTGTTCCTTATTTTGTAGCCACATGACTAAACTTTTCTTTTGTCCACTCCCTAAAGGCGTAACTCTATGCATTCTATTACTAGCATAGAATACTGCAGCTTTATATGGTAAGTGTATCTGTTCATCTTTTATTTGAAACTCTGCTCCTGTATATTCATGGTCTTTTGATAAATTTACAGATACAGATACTGTTGCAATATTAGGTTCTGCATGCCACTCAAGTCCTTGTCCTGGAGTATGATAGTGCATTATATGACCAAAAGTGTATTTTTGAAAATATAAAGTCTCTGCAAATTCTTTTTCTGAAAGTTGTTTTACTTCATCCATAAACTTGTAATGACTTCTAAGAGTGTAATAATTTCTATCTACTTTCTCATTCTTTTTACCTGTAACTAGGCTTACTTCTAGACTATCATTATTACTTGCATAGTCACAGTACGTTCTGAAAAAGTTAGCTTGGTCTTCCGTAAAGAAGTTTGATATAATCATTATCATGTGTTATCACCATCTTTATATTGGATTTGTGATTTATCAAATAATCTATTTGCAGTTCTCTGCATTGAACGTTCCATCCAACGATTTATTATAATTGAAACCCATTGTCTTAATTTACCCATTATTCTACCACCGTAAAAGTTTGTATAGTATCTATCTCAATATCTTCCCACTTTTGGAACTCTACATCATAGCAAATTAACTTATCTCCCTGTTGATTTAGTACATGGTTTGGTACTTTCATATACTTCTCACACAGAGTATATTCTCTATGATGTATTTTTCCTGACTTTAAACTCTCAAAAGTTACGAGTACTATGCTTGTTTCTAATTTTCTTCTTAGTTTATTTATATCCATTAAATTTTTCTCCATGTATCTTTCTTTTGTTCTTCACAATATTCCCATATCTTCCAAGGTATTCCTGACTTATACAATAAGCCTGCCCAAGAGTTTCCATCTTGGGGAGGCCTTGCTTCTACAAAAGGAAAAGGTACATCTTTTAGCCAAACAACTGCGGCTATGTCTTTCTTTTCAACTTTTCTTATTTTATGGTATTTAAGAGTTGCTGTTTTTGTTTTCTCGTTATACCAATATACTCCATTAGTATCAATGAAGTGTTTACCTCTATGTTTCATCATGCCAACTTCATCATCAATCTGGTAACGAAGTGGATAAATACTTTTCATAGGGCTTTGTAATCTTCTCATGCCTAGAGTTTCTCCAGACATATTTTTGTCATCTACTATTTGATCTGCTATAATCAATAGTCCATCTATCTCTTCAGGTTCTTCTGAGAGTACGTATGCAGGAAACTTAATCATGGTCTAGATTTGAACCCTTTGAAACAGTTACTCCAGTTTGTACATACCCAATCAAAGTCTTTATCAATAATAGATAGCTTAAACATAATTTTTTCTTTACTTTTAACTACTACTTTATGTTCGGTAGAAGTATCAAGTATTGCATTTTGGTAAACCCACTTTCTTTCATGGTCTGCTCTGTTACCCCCTATGTGTCCTTTAGGTCTAAAGTAAGTACAAGACTCTCTCCAGCCTTGTAGTCCCCACACTATTGCACACTTATTTCCTTTGTCTGTATGCCAAGGTAGTACTGTATCTTTTTCTAGCCAAACAAAACTAGTTCTATACTTACAACTACTAAGAAAAGGCATAGTATCTAAAAAGCCTTGTATTTGGTCGTTATGAAAATGTGCAAATTTATAGTTATCAATAGCTTGACCTGTCTTATGTGTATAAGCTCTTTTCTTTAATTTGTTTGCTTTGTCAAGTAAGTACTCAGTGTCTGCTCTAAAATGTATAGGCTGTAGTAACTGACATCTACTTATTCTTACTTCTTCCATGACCAGCCCTCTTCTATTGAGCCTTGTACTCCTTGTATGAAGTCTCTATCTTCTTCTGATAGTATTGACCAAAACTTACTTACATTCAGAGTCTGATTATATACTTCATCAGGATTCTTTAGATGATAGTCTTCCTTCATTAGCATTTCTATTTGGTCTAGTCTTACTTGTATTTTCTCTTTAAGATTCATATATAAACATCCAATTTTTCCTACCCGCTGGGTCTACGTTAGTCCCGATTTCTTTCATTCCAAAATCTAAAAAGACTTGTCTGCCCCTTTCATATGTTATTTCACACATCATGTTAGGACTATCAAATTCTTTTTCACAGAACTCTTTGCCTATATTAAGGTCATAAGTTGACGCTCCACCTTTGTAGGCGTCAACCCATGATTGTCTACGGAATGCAGGATAACGATACTCTGTACCATCATCCCCTGTAAATACTTTGTTTGTACACAAAGCATTTACACCCACCATAAGCTGTGGGTCTAAACCAAGAACAGTATCATACGTCATCATATAATACTGCTCTTTGTCGTAATATGCTTCTAGGTCTTGATAACAAGTTCCGTTTCGCACTATGAAGCCTTGTATTCTAAGCTGTATAACTCGATACAACTCATCTATGTTTAACTCTTCATAAGGCTTGATTACTGTAACTAAACTCATAATCCGTATAACTTACTAAACTTACCAAGAGAGTAATCGTCCGCAACATCAAAGTCACAGCCAACTGGAGCGTCAGGTATTGACAGTCCTCTATCTTTTTGGATAAACTCTTTCAGTTTCTTACTATAGAGTTCTATTTCATCATCAGGAACTTCTGCTAAGATGGAGTCATGCACTAGTGCAAATATCTTTGCTTTCATACCAGTCTTACGAATATACTTCTGTGTATCGATTGCACCAAGCAGATTGATGTCGGATGATACAGACTGTACGAGTGCATTAACTCCTGACCTTACTTCATGAGCTGCGATTCCCTTATCTGACGAGAATACATTTGGTAGTCTTCTCTTTCTTCCGAAATGAGAATAAATAAAACCATTGGCTTGAATAAACTTCTGCATATTATTCAACCATTCTCGCAGTTTAGGGAAAGCCTCAAAGTAATCTTTGATAACGTACTGTGCTTCTTGCATAGAAAACTCAGTACCACTATCTTTAGTGACCTGCTCACTAATCTTTTTCGGGCCTGCTCCGTACATGATACCAAAGGTAACAGCTTTTGCTTGTTGTCTTTTGTCTCCATATAGTTCTGCAACTTGTTCTACCTCACACGGAAGTCTGAACACTTGTTTTGCAATTGTACTATGAAAATTACCCCCAGACTTAAACACATTCTGTAGGCCTCTGTCTTTAGCAAGTACTGCAGCACAATATACTTCTGCGGTTGTTAAGTCCATCGCGACTATCTTATGTCCAGCCTTCGCCTTGATACAACCCTTTACTGTCGGATTGTCTCTTGGGAGCTGCTGCATATTTAGTTTACCACTACTGGACAGTCTACCTGAAGTTGTACCGTGAAGATTGAAGTTTGTTCTCAATCTAGAATCTATGTCAAGGTTAGGGATAATCTTATCAAGATATGTATTCTTGATTTTAACTTTCTGTCTAATCTCTAAGATATGTTTTGGTACATCATGTTGTTCTGCTAGTATACCCAATACTTCGGCATCAGTGCTATCAGCACCAGTACCCGTTTTCTTACCCGTTGGGGCTAAGCCTATGTAATCAAACAATAGACTTCTAAGCTGTAGAGTTGAGTTAGGATTAAATCCACCCTTAGCCGCAACAAATGCTTTGACTTCAGGAAACTCTTGTAGGGCGTCTACTGCTTTTTGTATATCTTCGCCCATTCTTTTCTGACCAAACTCTAGACGAGTCTTGTCAAAAGGAACACCATTAGATTCTACATCTTTCAGGAATCTAACACCTTCTACTAGAAGATTCTTATATACCCAATATAGTTTCTCGTTTCTCAATATAGCTGCTTCAAACTTTTGAAACAACAAGAATGTTACTATGGCATCCATTGCAGCATAACTTTTCATAACTTCAAAAGGAATCAAATCATAACTAAAGTCTCCTTTGAGGATTCCTGTTCTTTTGATATAGTCTGCTTTCCAGTTATCAAGTTCTGCTTCGTAGTCTCCATAATCTGTGTGTTTGATTGCAAGAGTCTTAAGACCATGTGTACCTGGGTTCTCATCAAACATATAATGCATAAGCATTGTATCTTCAAAGTGTGGGAACTCAAAGTTGAAATGATACTCAAACCATTGTAAGTCAAACTTACTGTTATGAAATACTACTCTTTTCTTGTTAAATATATCTTGCATAAGTAGTTCTGCTGTGCCATCAATACACTCACAGTCTACGTATACTCCATGTTCTTTCTTGTATGACATAGAGAAACCAAGCATATACCCATTTCTCGGATAGAGAGATGAAGTCTCTGAGTCAAGTGCGATATAGTCTAAAGGGTACTCTAAGGCATCTTTTAGATATCTATGAAGAGTTGCTGTGTCTTCGATACCAAAACATTTATCATCGCCTAGCGACTTCTGTGTTAGTTCTCCGCTTACATATCCCGTTATACTCTCGACTGCTTCCTCGAACGACTTCTTTGCTTCTGGTTTGAACTTTATCATAGCAGGGTTGATTAAAGCTAAAAACTTATCATCAACAATTTTTCCATTGTACTCTGTTATGGATGTCTTTCTAGTAAACATTTTGAAAGGTTCAGAACCTACAAGAATAAGCCAATCGTACGAGTCTGTATCGATTTCGATATCTACATCTCTTTTCAGAATTTTTTGTTTACCACTATCTGAGCATAACGCAAATCGGTCATACTCGAAGTCAAAGTACTTATCATAATTAGTACTTGACATTGTTTTTTCTATTATTGCCACTTTAGCCATATAATTTTTCCTTTAATCTTTGTATTTCTGGTTTTGTTAAATTGCCAGGGTCTATATTATCTCGTAGTTTTACTACTCTAGCACTTAACTCTAGTTGTTCTGCCAAGCCTTTTGCCATCTCGCCAGCTTTTACACCCGCTTCATCCCCGTCAAACATAATGTCTACTCCTTGTACTCCTTGGAGTTTAAGTAGACTTAGCTTGACCCAATTAACTTGTTGTGTACCAAAACAGCACACTGTATTCTTGAGACCTTTGTCCCAAAGGTTAAGAGCATCAAAGATACCCTCCACCAATATAACTCTATTCTGTATTGGTTTTATTTTAGCTGGACAGAATGGCATCTCTGCACCATTCGGATATATGAAATACTTGTTCATATTGAAGTCGTCCAGACTTCTACCAATCAGAGCCACTGTCTTTCCTCGGATGTCGCGTATAGGAAAGATGATACGATTCTCGAATTGAGGTACGTTCCATGTGAACGCTCCCCATATTGCAAGAGTCTCCTCAGATATATTTCTGATTCCACCACCTTTCCAGGGTACTCGATCCTTTGGGAGTTGGATTCCGACAGTTTCGCTTTTAACTTTATTTACTTTTTCTTTGATTCTGTGCATACGAACTTCTAGTGGAGAAGCAGGTGCACCGAAGTATGTAAACAGATTACCTTTGTACCCACAAGAGAAACAGTTAAATATACCTGTTACTTTATCCACTCTCATACTAGGGTTACTATCATCATGCTCTGGGTTCAGACACGATATTACAGCGTCTCGTCCTGAGATGCGGTAATCTATTTTCTTTTCTCTTAAGAGTTCTTCTGCTATCATAATTATATATATTATATCAAAATTTTAAGATTGTGTCAAGAACTATTTTCCGTTAGTTTTGACTTATGCTTCCATTTCAATTGATCTCCAAGTCGCTCGTACTCTCGAAACTTTTCATCATTTTCATAGTACCTAGACTTCCAAACCAACTCTGCCATTTGAAACCAGACAGCTACAGCTTTATCTCTAAACTCATGGTCTGGCCATAGATAGTAGTGTAGCCACCACTCTTGATCGAATCTACACACTCTTATTTCTTGTTCGTGTAGTTCAGGTATCTCGCTTAGGACTCTAAG